CTTTGCTCGTATGTGTAACCTACGCTGTAAGCCTGACACACAGGCAGAGACACGAGACGTAGCCAATCAGATTGATCACATGATGCTTAAACTATTTCCTGTAGCGTGGGATGCACTTACAGATGATTCGTAATGTGTGGCGGATATGGGCTAAGTCGTTAGGCGAGAAGGTAGGAGATACTGACAGCCAGGCAGACGCAATAGCTATTGTGCGTACCTTTTGGTGGGTGGTCCATGTGGCCACCTGCTTTATGATCATCATACATAATGGAGCTAAACTAGGTTGGTGGATGTAATTAGACCCATGACTGAAGAAGAAAAACAGAGAGCTAAAGAGCGTGAAAGCGCAAATAGTGTATAAAAATACCACGAATACCAACCCCACACAATTGGAGGTGTTTTACCTCAATAAAATAAGGTGATTGGTTGCGGGAGTGCGATTTGAACGCACGACCTTCAGGTTCTGTATTCCACTAATAAAAACAATGGCTTACAGTCTTTAGTGGTTATAAAGCCCATAACTAAGTGGCGTAATATTTATTGACAAAGCTATTTATAACGGTAAAATAGGGCTGTCCCTGCCAAGGGGCAGGTATACAGAAGGCATACCAATGAACTATTCATACAAAGAGCAGTTAGAGATCATCCAAGGTATCCACCTAAAGGATGGAGAACGTAAGACACTTAACTGCCCATTCTGTAATGGTCGAAAGAAGTTCTCTATAGGTAAGTTGGATGGAAAGATCATGTGGAACTGTTATAAGGCGTCCTGTAATACCAAAGGCATATACTCTGGTCCTAGATCCTCTGAAGAGATACGAGCGTATCTAAACAGCACCCAACCCAAGTCATTCCATAGCAAGGTTAACAGTCTCCCTCAGATAACTTCATCTGTAGAGCATCATCTACCTGCCTTACAGTATCTCGTAGATGTTAATGCCTATGATGCATACAAAGAAGGTCTAGTCTTTGTTAGATATGACCCACGAGAGGACAGGGTGGTATTCTACAACCGTAGTCAGACAGGTGCTGTGGGAAGGTCATTGGCTAACAAAACCCCTAAGTGGTTTACCTACGGAGAACTACCTTATGGTATAACAGTAGGTAAAGGATCTACTGTAGTGCTGGTAGAAGATGTAGCCAGTGCATGCTCAGTTTCACGTATCAAAGGGTACACAGGACTCGCTCTTTTAGGTACGACACTTACTTATCCTATTAAGAAAACCCTTAGTAAATACCCTAGGGTTGTAATTATTCTTGACAATGATGCTAAAATAAAGGCATTGTCCATGATCAAACGTATTGGGCGAGGTGCAACAATGCGAATAACAACAAAAGATCCGAAGTGGTTAGAGCAAGATGAACTGCAGGCATTGTTAAAAGGAGAAGGGCGTATTGAAACTAAAAACTCGTGGGGTGATCATTATTGACTTTGAGGTCAACGGTGGTTTTAAAGAAGCTGGTGAACAACAAACCGCTTTAGAAGCAGCGATTGCAGACTTTGTTAAGGACAACAGCTCCGTTGTCTTTCATCAAGTAGACATGAAAGAACGGCGTGGAGACAATCCACCCAACATAAGTAAGATGAAATTCAGGAACAGCTAAAGCTCTGTTTTAAAAACATAAAGAAAAAAATACGCCCTGATCCTTCGATTGGGGCTTTTTTTATGTCCGAATTATTGGTAGCCTTATGTCCTAACTAAACGCCACAGATTAAGTGGCTTATAAAATGAGGACTAACTGAATGACCAGAGCTTTGCTTAAATCCCTACTCAGCCACAGTTTCTACCAAGATAATCGCCCCCGATTAAGGGAATCGATCTTCTCTACAGATGATGCTGAAGCCTATCGGTTGATTGCCAAGGGCCACGATAAATACGAGCATGATCTGTCAGCACAAGACATTCTATCGTTATGGTCGTTGGACAACCCTGTAGCTACTTCTGCAGAGCGTGAGGACTTCATAGACGTACTAGAGGATATAAAGCTGCACGAACCTATCTCACAAGACATAGCTAAAGATACCATTGAAGGTCTTTGGCAGCGTGAGATTGGACGGGATGTAGCTAACCTAGGCCTATACATCAACGAAGGTAATCTAGACGGCTGGGAGAAGCTGCAATCACTTATGCTGCGTGTGGATGAAGGGTTCATGCCAGACGACTTTGGTGACCCTACAACAGATGATCTATACCAGCTACTTGCGGAAACCTCAGATGACGCACGTTGGAAATTTAATATCGAAACACTATCACGTAGAGTGTATGGTATCGGTCCTGCTGAATTTGGTATTGTGTTTGCTAGACCAGAAACAGGCAAGTCTGCCTTTGTCGTAAGTATATGCACAGGCCCAGGTGGTTTCTGTTCCCAAGGTGCTAAGGTTCTATACTTGGGTAATGAGGAAGCTACACGTCGTACAAAACTACGTGCTATACAAGCATGGACAGGTATGACTCGTGAGGAAATAGCCAATAATCCTGATGTAGCAGAGACACGATACCTTGCTATACGTGACCGTCTAGTTATGAAAGATGCTCAAGAATGGGATATGGCTAAGGTTGATGCCTACTGTAAGAAGGTTAAGCCTGACGTGCTAATCATTGACCAGTTGGACAAAACCAATATCTCTGGCACGTTTGGTGCTACCCATGAGAAATTGCGTGAGGTATATCGTCAGGCCCGTGAACTAGCCAAGAGACATGAGTGCGCCTTACTGGGTGTATCACAAGCATCTGCAGAGGCTGAAGGGCGTACACGCCTAGACTTTAGTATGATGGATGGCAGTAAAACAGGTAAGGCAGCAGAGGCTGACTTGATCCTTGGTATTGGTAGACACTCAGGGGAAGATGATGATGGCCCTGATACCACTCGCTTTATCTCTGTAAGTAAGAACAAGCTATCTGGCTGGCACGGAAATGTAATCTGCAACATCGAGCCAGAGGTATCTCGTTATGTTGAGTAAAGTGTTAGGTGTAGACCTAGAAACTACCGTAGATGACTTAGATGGTAAAATAGATAACAGCCCATTCAACCCTAAAAACAAATGTGTCTCTGCACACTTTGCATGGCTAGGTGGTGAGGTAAGCCACCTTGTATTTAACCATAACGAGAAGGATGTACCTGACAGTACAGAGCTACTTCGCAAAGCAATTGCTGAAGCGGATGTGATCGTTGCACACAACGCTAAGTTTGATGTCCTTTGGCTACTTGAAATGGGGTTTGAGATTGATTGTGACGTGTATTGCACAATGATCGGAGAATACATTCTATCTAAGGGACAACGACAAGAGTTAGGTCTCAAGGCTACAGCCATACGCCGTGACGTTACTCGCAAGAAGTCCGACCTAGTGGATGATCTGTTTAAGAGTGGTACTGGTTTTGAAGCCATGCCCTTAGATACTGTAATTGAGTATGCTGAAGCTGATGTCATTGCTTGCCTTGAAATATACGAGCAGCAGAAGGAAGAGTTTGCTCTAGAGTATAACGAAAGCCTAATTAGCGTATCTACCCTGATGAACGAAATGCTAATGTTCCTTGTGGAGATTGAGCGCAACGGCATTAAAGTAGATCTAGATGTGCTGTCAAAAATCAAGGAGCAGTTTCTAGAAGAACAGCAGACCTTAAAGAAGCGTCTTAGCGAAATTCTCGAAGATATCATGGGAGATACCCCAATCAACCTAAACTCTGGTGCAGATATGTCTAAGGCAGTGTATAGCCGCAAGGTTATTAACCGCCACCTACACCAGCAAGTATGGAATATTGGTGTTGGTCCTACTGGTAAGCCACTGTATCCGCCTCGTATGAAACCTGCTGAGTTTGCACGTTCTGTTAGATCCACTACAGAGGTGGTTAACCGTACACATGCTATATGCTGCAATACCTGTGATGGGCGTGGTAAGGTACGCAAGATAAAGAAGGATGGTGTACCCTACAAAAACCTATCTAAGTGTGAAAGCTGTGACGGTTTAGGTGCTTTCTTTCAGGACACAGGTGTAGTGGCAGGTCTTAGACTTAACCCAGAGACACCTGCAGACGCATCTATCAATGGCTTTAAGACGGACAAGGTTACGTTGAAGCGTTTGATCAAGCAGGCACGTAGAAAGGGCAACCTCATAGCAGAGGAGTTCCTTACTAAGAGTAGCCGACTAAATGCAGTAAACACGTACCTAGATAGTTTCGTTAAAGGTATCGAAACATGGACACGTTCTGATGGTATTCTACACAGTAACTTTAATCAGTGCATCACTGCTACTGGGCGTCTATCTTCGTCCAACCCTAACTTCCAAAACCAACCAAAGCGAGGCTTCCCTGTCCGTAAGGCTGCAGTATCTAGGTTTGAAAACGGAGAAATTTTGGAGGCGGATTATGCAGCGCTTGAGTGGCGTGTTGCGGCGGAACTAAGCCGTGATCCACAGGCTATTGAGGACATTGTATCAGGTAAGGATGCCCATAAGCAGACTGCGTGTATTATTAATCAATGTGAGCCTGAAGATGTTACCAAGGATATGAGGCAAGCGGCCAAGGCCTATTCGTTCGCACCCCTTTTTGGGGGTCAAGGAAATGGAGAAGCTGAACACGTCCGTAAGTACTTCTCTGAGTTCTTTGTGATATATAGCGGCCTTGGTGAGTGGCATAAGCGACTTATGGACGGTGTGTTAAAGAATGGAATTGTCCAAACACCGTCAGGTCGTCAATACTTCTGGCCCAATGCCCGTAGAATGCGCAACGGACGGATATCTAATGCTACTCAGGTGGTTAACTACCCCGTACAGGGCTTCAGTACAGGTTGTATAGTTCCCCTTGCCTGTATCCGAGCATATAGACTGTTCAAGAAGGCTAATCTGCGCTCTAAGCTAATCCTGACTGTACACGACTCTATCGTGATAGATTGTGCGCCTGGAGAACTTCCACCAATCAAAAAGATACTTGTTGAGGCTATGCAGGATGTGACTGAAGAGATCAAAAGTCGCTGGGGATATGAGTTCTGTATTCCCCTACCTATTGAGATCAGCACAGGTAAAAATTGGCTGGACCAAGACGAAATTCCACTTGAATAAAGTGGCGCAACATGCCACACTATAATTCCCGTAACTAAAAGGATCATAACATGAGCGATCTACAATTAATCGAAGGTAAAAACATTGACGCACTAGCAGGAATGCTAGGTGCAGCAGTCAGTGGGGGCGGTGATACAAGCCGCATGCCTGAATTAAAAATTAACAGCCAAGTAGAAGATGATGCAGGAAACTTACTTCCTCGTGGAGAGTTCTACATCAAAGGTATGGAGCAGCAGGTATACTCCTCTACTGTTAAATTTCGTCCACTTGCACACCACTATCAGTGGTTGCATTACGACCCTGAAGCTAACAAGCTGGTAAACAAAACCCGACTTGTTGCAAGTTTCCGTGAGGAAGCTCGTGATATCAAAGGTGGTATCAAGTGTGGGAAACCTTCCTACAAAGCAATGCAAGACCTGCCACAGGAAGAACGTGATAAATACAAAGATATCACTCTTTTCCGACAGGTACGTGGACTTGTGTCGTATACAGGAAAGACTGTAAGCGGCGAGGAAGTTAAAATAAAAGACCAGCCTGTAATCTTGATGTTGAAAGGCTCAAACTATGCAGCTTTTGAAGACGATTACATCAAAACACTATCTCGTGGTCAGAACCTATTCGACTACTATGTAGAACTAACTACAGAAAAACATAAGAACGGGTCTGTGACGTGGTACACTTTTGTCTACGGTAAAAAGGATGGTCCTCTATCTGTAGATCAGACTACTTACGATACTATGGTACACATTGCCGAAATTATCTCGAAAGAGAATAAGAAGGTGGATGATGCCTACTTCAATGCCGCTCGTGAAGATGCGCTAGATGCTACAGCATTTGATGCTTTAGGTGATAGCCTTGACGACGACTTTGATGACGTAGCATGAGCTTACAGGATCAAATACATGAGGTCTTAGACCGTCTGTCTAACAATGAAAGCCAGGATCTGGACATTGAAGACAGTTGGATCGAAGAGGCAGGCGAGGCGTTTAAGGATGCGCTTCGTCGCCAATTCACTCGGAGAGAGGATGATTTCCGTCTCCGTATGTCGAATATTGGCAGGCCTCTTTGCCAGCTTCAGATGGCTAAACAAGGTGCTAAACAAGAGCGCAAAGACTATAACTTCATTATGCGAATGCTGCACGGTGATGCGATTGAATGTATCATGGATGTGGTATTAAAGATTGCCAAAGCCAACATTACTGGTGGCAAATCTAAGGTAGAGTTTGACCTAGGTGGTAATATTATCAAGGGTGAAGATGACGTTGAGATCGACAACAAGGTCTACGACATTAAATCAGCTTCGCCATTTGCCTTTGAGCATAAATGGAAGAAAGGTCTTACTGCCTTAAAAGAGAACGATGACTTTGGCTACGTTGGTCAATTGATTGGTTATTCTGATGGGCAGGATCTGGAAACAGGCGGATGGATTGTTGTTTGCAAAAGCTCAGGACAGGTAGTTGTAATGGATGCCACTTTCTCTGATGAAGAGAAATCAGGCATAAAAGCTGAATTAGAAATGAAGGCCAATGCAATCAAAGAAGATTGGGCTTTTAAAAGATGCTTTGAACCCGTGGACGACTTCTTTAATCGGAAGTTCACAGGATCCAAAAAGCTACCTATGTCTTGTAACTTCTGTGACTATAAGCAGTCATGTTGGCCTAATGCTAAATTGCTCCCACAGCCCATGTCTAAGGCCAAGGAACCTAGAAAGAACTGGTATGTATCGTACCAAGGAAAGGATCTTTAGTGGCGATAAAAACGTCCTCTGCGAAAGCCAAGGGCAGGCGTCATCAGCAGTGGGTTAGAGATCAAATACTAGAACTGTTTCCCAAATTGGAACCAGATGACGTTCGATCAACTAGTATGGGCGCAGGTGGAGAGGACGTACAACTCTCCCCTGCGGCTAGGAAACTCTTCCCCTACTCTGTGGAGTGTAAGGCATTTAAATCCTTCGCAATCTACAAGGTGATGGAGCAGGCGAAAGACAACTGCCCAAAGGGTGCTGAACCCCTATCCATAATAAAAGCAGACAGGCAGAAACCGCTGGCTGTCGTAGATGCAGAATTTTTCTTCAAACTTGTAGGGAAACAGAAATGAAACCAGAAAATATACCCAAGGATAGCGTAGGGGTTGTGATTAGTCTTGATGAAGATGACACAGTAACGGTAGCTACGATATCCAACGTATCTCAAGACGTTCCCGAAGACATTGCACGGGTTCTAGTAGACGCTGCTAATGGTATCAGTGCCATTGTATCCTCTGGATTGGAGATGGTGTCTACTTACGGGGCAACCTTACGTGCCTTAAAGGAAGAGATGGAGCTAAATGATGGCGAGATCGTCTTCGAAGCTGAAGAAGAGCTAGAGAAAGCTATTTCTGAGAGCCGTGTCATTCAATTCGATAAGAACAGACTTAATTGATGACAGATAACGTAAACAACCCCCCGCACTACAACAAAGGCAATCTCGAATGCATTGAGGCCATTTATGAAGCATTGGGACACGATGGATTTAAGTCCTACTGCCAAGGCAATGCTCTTAAATACCTCTGGCGTCACAAGTACAAAGCCAACCCCGTTGAAGATCTAAAAAAGGCTCAATGGTACATCAACAAACTTATACAGGCAGAAGAATATGAATCTTGATGACTATCAAACCCAGGCAGGAAAGACTGCCATTTATGATGATGCAGATGCAGTAGTATACCCCCTACTAGGCCTGTCCTCCGAGGTAGGAGAACTACAGGGTAAATACAAGAAACTACTCCGAGATAGTAATGGTCTAATTACCCCCCAATTCCGTGAAGAAATGGCTGCAGAGCTAGGTGATGTGCTTTGGTATGTTGCTAATCTTGCAGGCGATTTGGGGTTCGAACTTGAATGGGTTGCCCAGCAAAATCTAGACAAATTGAACAGCAGAATGGCCCGTGGAGTTATCCAAGGCTCTGGCGACTATCGATAAGGGAGTAAGACATGAATAACTATTTACCTACTGACTACCAAGCATTCATTCACACCAGCCGTTATGCACGTTGGTTAGAAGAAGAAGGTCGTCGTGAAAACTGGGGTGAAACAGTTAGCCGATTTATTGATAATATCGTTGCTACTGTAGTACCAGACACATCCGTACAGAAAGAGATTTCTGACGCTATCTTAGGCTTAGAAGTGATGCCTAGTATGCGATCTATGATGACAAGCGGTTTAGCCGCCTCACGAGACAATACGTGTATGTATAACTGCTCGTATCTGGTCATTGATGATCCCAAGGCATTTGATGAAGCTATGTTCATCCTACTATGTGGTACAGGTGTAGGCTTTTCCTGTGAACGTCAGTACATTAGGAACCTTCCTGAAGTACCTGATACTTTGTTTGATAGTGAAACGACTATCATGGTCAAAGACAGCAAGGAAGGGTGGGCAAAGGCGTTCCGTCTTCTTATTAGTATGCTGTACGCAGGCGAGATCCCAACATGGGATGTAAGCAAGGTACGCCCTGCTGGTGCCCGTCTCAAGACATTTGGTGGACGTGCTTCTGGCCCAGCGCCTTTGATTGACCTGTTCAACTTCACTATTGATACCTTTAAGCAGGCCCACGGACGTAAGCTATCGTCTTACGAGTGTCACAGCATTATGTGTAAGATCGGGGAAGTAGTCGTCGTAGGCGGTGTACGTCGTAGTGCTATGATCAGCCTGTCCAACCTGTCAGATGATCGTATGCGTCACGCTAAGTCAGGACAGTGGTGGGAGACTGCACCACACATGGCATTGGCTAACAACTCTGTTGCCTATACCGAGAAACCAGATGCAATGTCATTCCTACGTGAATGGACTGCCTTGGCTGAAAGTGGATCTGGTGAACGTGGTATCTTCAATCGTGAAGCAGCAACTAAACAGGCCGCTAAGAATGGTCGTCGTGACCCTGCCCGTGAGTGGGGGACCAACCCATGTTCGGAGATAATTTTAGCCGGGCCTCGCCTAGATAAGAACGGCAATCCAATTGCGGGTACAGGCGGACAATTTTGTAACCTAAGTGAAGTAGTTGTTCGTGCTACGGATAGCAAACAAGACCTCCTTCGCAAAGTACGTCTGGCTACCATTCTAGGGACCGTACAGTCCACATACACCAAGTTCCCTTACCTACGCAAAGTGTGGGCAAAGAACACGTCTGAAGAGCGTCTTTTGGGGGTGTCTCTTACAGGTATTATGGACAATACACTTACCAATGGTACTGAGGTTGATCTAGACATGCTTCTAGAGGAACTAAAACAGTGTGCTATCGATACCAATAAAGAATGGGCCGATAAACTAGGTATTGAAGTGTCTGCTGCTATCACTTGCGTCAAACCAAGCGGCACGGTTTCACAGCTTACTAACAGTAGTTCGGGAATCCATGCACGTCATAGCCCTTACTACATTCGTACCGTGCGTGGAGACAACAAAGACCCTCTAACACAATTCATGAAGGATCAAGGCATCCCTAATGAACCAGAGGCTTTCAAGCCAGACCAGACTACCGTGTTTAGCTTCCCAGTTAAGGCACCAGAAGGTTCCGTAGTTACTGCCGACATGACAGCAATTGAGCAGCTACGCATGTGGTTGTCCTACCAGCGTTACTGGTGTGAACATAAGCCTTCAGTCACCGTAAATGTGAAAGCAGACGAATGGATGGAAGTAGGTGCCTTTGTGTACGAACACTTCGATGAAATGAGCGGTGTATCATTCCTGCCTTACAACGAACATACCTACCAGCAAGCTCCATATCAGGAGTGTGGTAAGTCTGAGTATGAAGCAATGCTATCGTTTATGCCTACGTCCATCAATTGGTCCAAGCTGGCAGAATATGAGGCAGAAGATAACACCTCTGGAAGTCAAACACTGGCATGTTCAGGTGATTCTTGCGAAATCGTAGACATCTCGGCGTAAGTACTCCGTGTACTAAGGTCTGCCGCATCAAAGAAGATAAATGTATCGGGTGCGGCAGATCATTAGATCAAATCAGGATGTGGGCAGCATTAACTGAAGCAGAACGGGAGAAGATAATGAGGCAGCTACCATGCACGAAGCATATGAACGTGGATATGCAGATTTCTTCAAAGGTAACCTAGAAAGCACCTACAGGGGCATGCTCCGAAAGGAATGGGCTAGAGGGTTTAACACCGCTTACTTCGAAAACATGAAAGAGAAAGCATGTATAAAGAGTTCAACCAAGAAACATTTGAGAAATATGATGTAGCCGCTAGGGAAAAGGCAAAACTATTTTGGCAATCCCAAGGCTACACATGTGAAGACAATGAGGACGAATATGATGTCGATCTTGTTGTTGAAAAGGACGGTAAACGCTTCTACTGCGAGGTTGAAGTAAAGACCGTCTGGCACGGTAAGGAATTTGTTCATGAAACAATGCACATACCAATTCGTAAGGCAAAGTTCCTAAACAAACCCACACGGTTCATGGTGTTTAACAACAGTATGACTAGGGCAGGAATTATAGGACGCAAAAGTGTTCTTGCCGCACCAACCAAACACGTCAGAAACGTGTCAATTAGTTTCGGGGAAAAGTTCTTTGATATCCCCGTTAAAAACGTAATCTTCGTCCCAATCCCATAGGAGAAAACCATGACAGAAGCAGTAGAAAAAACATTGGCCGATGCCAAGGAATCAGATCTAGAATCAGTAATGGTTATCGGCCTTACTAAGACAGGGGGTCTAAACATCCAATCCAGCCTCAATAACGTGGCACTAATGCACTGGATGTTAAACAAATCTATCTTTGATATTAATGTCTACGAGCGACAGCCGCCCGAAGAAAAAGCAGCAGAATAACAATTGGGCTACCTTCGGGTGGCCCTTTTTGTTATAATATATGTATAGCATCAGCTATATCCCCTTCCCAACATATGAGTATTATGAGCAAAAACGCTAGACGTTACACCCGCCGAAAGAAACGTGAAGACGGACTTACTCCTACGCCTAAACACGTTAAAAGAATCGAACTGTGCGCTAAGACATACAACCAGCAAGCATATGCTAAGTCTCTACAGCAAGACCCGTTAGTGTTTGTTGTAGGGTGTGCAGGTACAGGTAAGACCTATATGGCAGCGACGATGGCTGCAAAGATGTATTATGAAGGTAAGATATCTAATATCGTAATCACACGGCCTAATGTGGCCGCAGGCGGTAAAGACATTGGATACTTCAAAGGAGATCTACACGAGAAGATGGCCCCTTGGGTAAGTCCTTTAATAGATGTATTTAAAAAGCACCTAGGTAAGGTAAAAGTAGAGGCAATGATTAATGATGGTATTATCCTCATTGAGCCGTTCTCTGTAATGCGAGGCAAGTCCTTTGATGATGCGTACATCATTTTAGATGAGGCACAGAACACCACCTATAGCGAGTTGAAGATGTTTTTGACCCGCATCGGGGAAGGAACGCACGTTGTAGTGAACGGAGATATTGCACAGTCTGACCTAGAAGCTAGATCTGGCCTCAAGCGAATTATTCATATCATCAAATCGCAGATGTTGTCTTTTCCTGTAATTGAAATGACACAGGATGACATTGTTCGGTCAGACGTATGTGCTACGTGGATCAAGGCGTTTATTCGTCATGAGAAAGGGGATTAATGGAACACTACATATCAGCAGTTTTATATTTAGTAGGCTCTCTGTTTATGACAATGCACTTTGAGCCTTCAGAAGAAACTCCACCTACACGGTATCTATTCTTTGTATTTTTCTGGCCGTTTATGACCCTATGGTTTCTGGTGTTAGACGTTCTAGGGTTTACCGAAGAAGAAGAGGAATAAAGCAAATAAAAAAGCCCCCAAGTGTTGACCTGGAGGCTTCTAGATAGTAATTTGAGTTTGAGAGGGTTTGGTCGCCCTGTCAGTTAGTTATGAACCCCTGTGGCTTTGCGGCTGCAGGGGTTTTTCTTTAGAAGCCTGGTGGCGCTGCAGGATTACCATCTTCATCAAAATAAAGAGTAGGTAGATCTACTTCAGGAAGCGCCTGCTCCATTTGGTTGTCTAGAGAAGATGGTAGAGGGGGTTCTTCATCCCCTATTTCCTCACTATTGATTAGAGCATTTGCAGGTGCTGTGCGTTTTGAGAATACTTCGTCTGTGGCCATGCCAGTAAAACTAGTATCCTTAATACGTGCCAGTACTTCTTTCAGGGAAAGGGAAGACTTCTGTGCTATCTCTGGATTACGAGACATAGCATCTGCTAGAAGTTGTGGATCTTTAAACATGGCTATCATAGCCTCACGGGTACGTGCCTGTGGTCCAGCATCAACAATGTTTCTAGCCCATGCGGAGAAGATTGCAGCACTCTGTAGGCCTGAATCATTGGGGCTACCAAAAAGGGTACCAGTAAACTCGTTAGCCTTAGCACCTACGTTTGCACCTACCATACGGGCCAGGTTGTTGATGACATTAGAGTTCTCTTCAATGATATCATCAATAAATTCAGGAGACTTTGAGCCTATCTGAACACGTAGACCCTGTTCTACAAAGGAACTGATACCACTAACTTGTTCTTCCGTCATGACCCCCGTTTCTATCAGAATGTCTAGGGCCGTTTTGCCCTCATCTGTTAGGGGACGTGCAATGTTTTGGCTGAACTTAATAAAGTCAAAGTTACCTTTAGCATCAGTTGCGTCTTTCATAGACCAATCAACTACAGCATTCCGCAAACCAGAAACACTATCACCATCAGGGGCAAGTTTCGCCAAGTTCGTAAAATCTGCAGCAGGCGTATTACCAGAGAACACTTGACCTACAGTAGTAACCAAACTCTCATTCTCTGCAGCCTTGCCAATGTTTTCCATAACATCGTCTGCAACAATTTGTGCATCTGCAGCAGTAATCATGTCTTGCTTTAGGTTGGGAAACCTAACAACCAAGTCAGGATTGTCTGCAATGAATTTATCAATGCGTTTTGGGTCGATTGCGCCTGTACTAGGATTACGAAGGCTGTCTACGCTACCACGAAGAAACTCCTCTTGAGCGTTGAACATAGCAGCAGAAGATGTAGCCTCTTCGCCTACCGCTGCAGCAGCCTCATCACCAAACCTCACAGCTTCATCTAGCTCACGAAGGTTGAGATTACCTGTGGCTTTTCCTCCACCGAGACCTCTTTCTAGTGTTAATTCAGGATTAATAGCATTACGACGAGTACTGTCGGTACGCAGTGCCTTTCGACCAAATCCTGCATTAAACCGTTCATTGAACTGTGCAGAATATGTTCTAGCCGTATCTACAGCATCTCCACCAAGATTTCCTAGATCGTCTAAAGCACCTTGTGCCATACCTTCTAGAACACTTGCAGCATTAGCGTCACCTGAAGCAGCAGCAGCAGATGCCTGTCGCAACATAAGGCTACGGAATCGAAGCATTTCACCTGATGTGATTACGTCAGCAGCTTCGCCAGAACGTGCCGCCATAAAATCTCTGACTTCTGCCGCTAGTGAAGGGTCTATGCCTTCTAATCCTTCTAAATCTACTGGCTCTTTTCGTAAGGCCGCAACGAAGTTACGAATGATAGTGTCTGTATCACCTGTACCAAACTTGCCGCCACGGTCTGCTAGAACCCGTTTGGACAGTGTTTCGTAGGCAGATAGAACTCCTGCACCACCCATCTCAACATTTTGAGGGATCTGTTCCCACAACGAGCTTTCTAGATTACGGGCATTTGTCTTGGCGTTAGAAAGTGCCTCAAACGCAGCCTTAGAAGCTCCTGCAGTATCTTGATTGTCAAACTTACTTGCGGCTACGGCTGCAGCATCTTGGGCATTTGCAATTTGAACATTAAGAATATTGTTAAAATATCTTTTCTGTAATTCTGCACCCGCCAAGCGTGTTGTTTCTTCACCTGATCGTAGCATTGCTTCAGATAGGTTGCGTAGGTTTGCAAAGGCATCCGCAATAGAAGCATCTCGAACACCACGGAATTCAGAACTTTTACTTGCTAGGTTACTTTCAAACCCTAGTAGAATGGGGTTACCTGTTAGCTGGCCTGCTGTAAGGGCTGCGCCCGAAGGATTACCTGTAGCAATACCATTTTCAGGATCTGCTTTTGCCAGGCTTGTCTGGAGGGATTGCAATAGATCTTCAGCAGAAACGCCTACTGTATCCGCTACGCTAAGTAGTTCGGCAATAGCAGCGTCCTGAGACCCTTTCTCTCCACGGAAAATAGTGTTCCTTAGTTTAGAGAGTTGCTTGCCTCCAAAGCTCCCTGCACTCTTTCCGGCACGATACGTCATGCCTACTGGGTTAAGTACTGCTCCAATGAATTCGCCACCCATTTGTGCCCACTCATTATCTGGGCTTATAGCTTCTGCTATACCTGCACCTTGTGCAGCACCAATAGTTGCTAGTACTTCTTCTGTAAGCAAGGCATTAGGGTTAGCTGCAGCACGAGCAATAATAGGATGTGATGCACCTATACCCGCACGAGCAAGTCCAAATGGTGTCATCATTATAGCGGACTCGCCTACTACACGGCCCCCTTGAGCATATGGACGATACTCTGGACGGATCTCGTCGATATCATCAATGATAGGGTTACCACCAACTGCTTCAGTTACAACGCTCATTCCGTCCCGAATGTTTTCAGAACCCCCTACAGGATTGTCGGAATACCACCAAGTATCATCTAACTCTGTACTTACGGGTTCATCCGCAAACTTGTTGTATACAGCACGTCCGCCTCGTTCTACTTGACCACCAGCCCAGTTAATTACATCTACAGGCGCACCTAGAATATTAGATAGACCAAGGTTCGCACCTTGACCAAAGGCTTCTAGTTCGCTGTTAACATTAGCATATGGCTCCCCTGTGATGAGTATCTTCATAATTTCATCATCAGAAACCCCCGCCGCACGAGCATCTTCAAGACGGAAAGGTTGGTCATTAACACTAAGAACAGAAGCACCTTGGCTTATAAGAGTGTTTACTAGATTGGTGTCGGAAACACCTCTGTCTTTTTCAGCTTTTAGTAGTGCTGCATCGTAGGGAACTGCATTTACAGGTTCGGCCACTTCTGCCTGGTTTAAGGCAGCTTGCGTTTGGTTTTCTACACTGTCTACTACAGTCTCTTGTTCCCACCAGTTTTCACTAGTTTCTTCAGTGCCTACTACAGTCTCTTCTTCCCACCAATCGGCCATGATTGTCTCCTTATCGTTTCTGACGCAAGACGCCGTTAGGGTCCGTGAAATATGCTTCTGATGGGATAGTAGCAGGGTCCGTTTCAGGACCAACTACATAGGGGTTTTCCTTTGTACCTTGTTTAAGTGTATCTTGTTCAGGGGTAGACGTAGGATTCTCTTCTACTACAGCTGCTGCTACAGGTGCTTCTGATGTATTTCCAAGATAGTTACCACCAGAGGTTGGAACTTCATCTGCATTTGCTACCGCCGCAGACAACGCCTCATAGTACCCTAGTAGTCTTTCAACACGAGGTATACCTATTCGTGCCTTAGAAACATCTGCAGGCTGTACTCCTGCATCACCAGTAGCAATATAACGCATGTCGTTTAAATTGCCTTGCAAGAAGGTTATCATATTGAGGGTAGCTTCACTAACATCTTCGGCGGATTTACCAATACCGTATTGTGGTGCTAATGTTTCTAGGCGTTTTTTCAAGTAAACACTATCACGGTTTTCAGGAAGCGCCGCAGAAAGCGTTGTTTCTGTTAGTACTGCCAACATTCCAAAGATGCCCTGCGCTTCAGACGTTTCCTTACTTGGCTTAGGAAGACCCAAGAAAGTTGTAGCGGTGTTTGCAGTACGTCTAAGAGCGCCAGCAAGACCCATAGGCTTATTTACATTTATTTCAGAAATTCGCTCTGCTAGTGCATCAACTTCTGTAAATAATGTTTCAATGTTTTCATCGGGAATTACCGCAAGTTTCGGTAAAGAAGTACTTGTTCCGATCCTCGTACCTGTAGATAGGTCATAATTATAGGTTTCACGGGTTATGGGATCAACTCGTGACTCAATCACACCCAAGGCAATCTTTTTCGCCATTTCAGGATCTACACTTAGATCATTAACAAGCATGTCGATCCTGTTATTTAAAGCAGCGTTAGTTCCTGCAGTTAGGCGCTCTTCTGCAATAGGTTTAGTTACAGTCATCCATCGACGTGCTTCTGTAATTTGTTCCTCAGAGTAGTTAGCACCATTGCCTAGACCTACTTCCCTAATAATCTCACTGTATTCAATGAAATCTGCATCGTAGTTGGCCTGTGTGTAAGTATCATTATCCGCTATACGAGTACCTTCTGACCATTCTCTCTCAAAAGAAATCATCATCTGACCACGATCAACAGCGGAGGCTTCTTGGTAATCTGTTCCACCCATACGAGAACGCAAGAATACGTCTTTTGCGTTAATAACCTTATCAGAAGTAACGCCATCTTCTTTTGCCTTCTGAAGACTGCGCATGACTTCGAAAGTTTCCATGATACCTTCATTAATTAGACGTTCTCTATACTGCTCAAGATACTGGTCGAATTCCACTACAGACTTACCACGCAAGGTGTTTAGGTCCAGCCCTTCTGTTCTAGATTTTTGCGCCCTTTGAAGTTCTGCAACTTCTTCTGTTGCACCTTTTGCTTTAGCAGAATCAATTGCAAATTGCAGGCCATTGTCTGAAAGATTGTCTACCTCTCGTGGATCTTGCCACCACAGCCCATTTTTTTCTTTAATCTTTGCAAGTTCATACAAGTCATCAAACATTTCCAGATTGCCTTGCTGTGCCATCTGTTCGCCGTAAACAACTTTAAAACGTGCAAATTCATCTACGTCGGCATCCATTAGACTATCAAATACGACTCCATTTTTTCGTCCAAGAGCAAAATCAAGGGATTTATATTCTTCTGATTCAGGATCTAGCCCGTTCATAGCTATTCCAATACCTATGGTGGACATATCGTCTAGCTTTTGAGGGTCTTTCCACCACAAAGCGTCTTCTTCTCGGCTTTTTGTAACAACGAGATACGCTTCTAGCTCTACCAACTCCTCTGGCTTGTACTTATCTTTGTTAAATTTGATCCAATCAGCAATATCGGTACTGCTCTGCCCAATAAAGGCGTTAAGATCTACTTCTTTTGGAATAGGTCCAAATAGGTTAACAGTCTCTTGGTCTGTGGCATCCACTGTAGATGTGCCTACATTCTCAACATCAGGCTTAACTGCAGTACCAGAGGCGTCTGTAGTAGTAGAGGCGTCTGTAGTAACCGTACCACCTTCTGTAGGGGCAGGCATGAAGTTAGCCGTGACGTGTGTACCGACTTCTTTAGGAGTACTTGTGAAAGCTTCATTAGTCTGCGCATCTAGGCTAGGTGGAGTAGTAGTCTCCGTAACGCCTACACCTGGATAACCATCGGGGAACCGCTTCTCTAAATTAGCAATTAGTCCTGAAACACCTTCATTCGTAACACCTGCCAAAACCTGTGTACGAACTCCTGGCGGTGCTGTATTAGGGTCAGTGAACCCTAGGTGCATAAGAACATAGTCAGTCTGTTCTTGACGCTTTTTCTCTGCTTTATTAGCAGCACGAGATGCGGCAGCAGCAGCGGCAGCACGTTTAGCCTCGTCTTCACGCTTTTTGCGCTCTTCTGCCCGTTTCTCTTCTTGTATCTTTGTATAGGTAGGGACAAATACGTTAGCAAAACCTGTTGCAAGTTCTCCAAAAGGATCTTTCTTGGGTTTATACGCTCCTGCGTCTACTTTAGCCTGTGCATCACGCCAACCCATCGGTTTCCTCCTCTTCAACTGTCAATCCAAGCATTGCAGCTTGTTCATCTTCAGGGGCTACACCCTGTTCTGGTACTTCAGCACCGCCCATAATACCGCCCATAGGAATGTCGGGGGAAGGCTGTGCTTCTGCATCTACCATAATGTCTTCGGGATCTTCTTTATCAATAATGCCCAAGGACCGCTTCAGTAACTCTGGAGTAACACGCAAACGATCACTTTCGTCTAGACCCATGTCGTACTTATAGCCTTCCATCTTAGCAATGATTTCAATGTACCGTGCCATAGGGCCAGCAATTAAAACAGCAAGGTCGATAGGAAGCTTACCACGAGACACCGCCTGTAATAGTAGAGAAGAAACTACAGTAGGTACGTTGATATCAATTTGCAGTAGGGAATAAATAAGCTCAGATTGCTCGTCTTCCGACATCTTGGTGAGCATATAGTCCACCGCTTCATCGTACTCTACAATCTCTGGGGGACGGTGCCACGGGTACTTACGAGTATCTGCAAGTAGGTTGGCTCCTGGGATTGGACCCTTAAACTCAGGCGTCATCTAGTGGCTCCTCTTTCTTCTTAGACTTTTTAGAGGAACCCTTTTCTTCAACTAGTGAAGCTTCAAGTTCGTCAAAGTATTCAGGAGTGAACATGAGGCCTTCTTCTGCCTTCATCTCCATAAGGTTCTTAGGCATATTGCCTTCTGTGAAGGCCTTAATGGACTTCTTTACTGCGTCTTGAAAATTCATTGTAGCTTCCCATAATTAACCATGAGATACCCGTCAGTACCTTCTATAACGGCCTCTGGATGTGTCTTCTGAACTTCTTGAGCAAGAACACCAAATCCTGGAGTATCTGCCAGCCCCATTTCAAGAGCGGTCTCATTCCAATCCCATGTGTAGACGTTAATACCATTAGGTGTGGTACTATGCGCTTGGATATTATCTTTTAGACGTACATCTGATTTAGTAATAAGCGCAGCACCAATTGAGCCAATCGCTCCCCATAAACCAGAGCTACCGCTACCACTGTTAGCCTGTGCCATGATTTCTGTTTTTAGAATTTCCATGTCACGGGTGGATTCGTTCTCAGTAGCAGTAAAGATATAGTCGAGCAGACTATCTACTCGGTCCCACATACGGTTCAATCCTTCTTGAGAAAGATCAAAGCTATTCTTCACGTCTAAGGCATATGCATCATATAGCATTTCAGAGTTAGTAGTTGCAACCTCTTGCCGCCATGTAGCATTGAATTTATCGATGTTGTATTGCATTTCTGCATAGAACTTCTGACGACCATTTTCCATGTTTGCGTTAAACTCAGATGCATCGTTAATTTCACCAATATTGAACTTAGCCATGCTATTGGCCATTTCAGTGTTATGCATCTGTACGGTAGACGTTAGATTATCGTAGAACTTCTGGAAGTCATTCGTCTGCTCTGCACCAAACAAACGTGCTGCGTTTATGGCAGCTTGGTCGTTAAATAAGGCGTCTACCATTGCCTGAGTATTAATGATCTCGGCCTGTTGCGCATTGTCTAGGTTAGTCATATCCATCTCAAGGAACGCTTTAGCATTCTGGACGGCTGCTGCCTGACGTGCATCTAGGTTTGCTACCTCAAACTGTGCAAGGACGTTAGCCTTGTTGATAATTGCTTGTTGGCGGTTATCTAAGTTCTTAGTTGTAATGGTCTGGAAGAAAGTAGCTTCTTTCTCCGCAATACCTAAAGTAGCTTCCATAATAGCGGTAGACATAGCTGCTGTAGCCGCACTACCTGATACACCTGAAAAGGCCATTGTACGGCCTACACTACGAGAAAGGGATTGTGCCCAAGGTGGGATTACAGGGTTTCCGTTACTGTCCTTAAATTCCTCGGAAATGATTTTCATCTGACCAAGAATTGTAGACTTAGAATCCGTGTAGTTTCCCTCACCTAACTTATCGGCAAGTAACTTACCTGCCGCAGTAGATGTGTCGATAATAGTAGAGATATCTAGTGTGGCGTAGTCGTTTAGAGCTTCACCAGTGACGTTGGTAGTACCATCAGCATTTACACCTGTTGCAGCACCATTGATATCAATCTCAATATCGGAAGCATTAACTAGGTTCTCATCACGGATCTCACCTGAAACGGCATCTGCTGTAGCCTCTGGATTACCTGATATAAGATCTGCCGTAGTACTTGCATCGTAGGTAGTAGCGGTTCCTGCAACGACATCATCTACAGTAGCAATAGTGTCCACAGTACCTGCAGTATATGCAGGGCTATCACCAAGGGCATAGTCTGGGCTACCTGAATCCATCCCAGTGCCTTCAGCATCAGGGTCGAGAAGAACCCCATTATTACTAACAAGGTCGGAAAGTGTCATACCACGGTCTGATAGATAGCCTACAGGGTCAGAAACCATGTTACTGATTTCTTGGTCAGAAGAGACTACACCTGCTGTCATAGCCATTTCTAGAATGGATTCAGCACTTAGCGGATTATCTCCTGCTGCCTCTTCAGTCTGGTTAGCCTGCTGTAGTTGCTCTAACTGATCCGCAGCGTCATTATCTCCTGACGCACGTAACTGCTCGATACGGGCATAATCCGTACCGTCCATTGGGTTACCACTATCATCAAGCATGACATTTCCATCGGCATCCTGTTTGATGTCGTAAGGAAGGCCTAAGAAGTTGTAGGAGTAGCTAGTACCATCTTTGCGGGTATATACCGCTCGGTTACCGTAATTTTCAGATTTGTCTTCTTTAGTATCAACCCCTGTTAGATAAAGGAAACCTTTACCAAAAAGAGTGTTGTTAAGAACTGCAGAGACCTTGCCTGCAGTACCCTTGATCTCAGTAGGTGTGGTATTTTTATTAGTATCACTAGCACTTGTAGTTTCGCTGTTCCCACCACCAGAATACAAAGCATTACCGTTGCCATCGTCACCATAGCCACCAGAAGAATTTACTGGAACTGTAGAGCCTTTATTATCACCTGAATCATACTCCAGAGTGCCTCCAACGTAGGAAGCCCCGTCATTAGGAGTAAACGTGTTTGCAACGCTTTCAGAGAAGCTGTTACCGCCGCCAAATGTATCTGACCAAAAGCCCATTATAGTTTTCCTCTTTCTTCTTCACAGCGGCGAATTCTGTCACGCAGCTTTGCATAATCTGTAATTGCCGTAGGAATTGCATATTGATCTTGTGCCAGAGCATCTAAGTCATCTGCTAGATCTTCATTGAATTCTTGGGAGTATGAAACGATAGGTGGGCAGTAGACTTCTACTTGCTTTCTATAGACCGTCTCGGCGCAGCCTGTCAGTGATATCACTGCGGCTAGTAGGATTAAAATCTTCCGCATCTTCTGCCATCGCTTTGTAAAAGTCAGAGGCCTTTTTCTCAGCCTGTAAGTCGTCGGTAAGTACTGTATGCTGCGCAATCTTTTTCCCATCCTTACGTCCTAGGATATAAAGAAAAGGAAAAAGAAGACTAGCAGCAATCAGAAGGTAGGTTTTAAGTTTACTGAAAATAAACATCAGTGAACGCCTTCTTTATGATCCTTAAATCGGGCATATGCTGCCAAGGCAATGCCTCCTACGGCACATAGCAAGAAGATGGTTTTCATACTTTCACTGTAGGGAACAAGCGCCTCAATCTGTGGTGCAATCTCGCCCAACGCAGTAGCTGCACCTGCAATCCCTGCACCCGCCATTGTTTTACTTTTAGCTAAGGGCTTTTGTGCAGAGGCTGTTACTTTCTGTGGAGCAATAGCACCGCCATCATCTGACGGTAGTTTTGCATCTGCAGAGAACACAGCAGCTTCTGCTGCCCGTCTGCGAGTTAGACCTTTGAGTGCAGTCAGCTTTCCGTCTACACGAGCTTTGTTCCATCGCATGAATTGTTCAGGACATTCATCGTATAGACCTTTGTTTAACTTCTTTAGAAGCGTAGAACTACGGAAGTTCCCGCCTCCAAGATTAAACACAAAGGATACCAAGGCATCGTATTGACCTTGTGTTAGAGGAACCTGAACGTACTGTTTAACGTAATGCTCGTGTTCCGTGATATCCTTGATAAGAAGATCTTCAGCTTCTTGCTTAGTGATTTTTAAACCAGAACGGATACCTTTGACTGAGCCATATCCAATTGTCCATTTTCCTGCAGGACACCGATATGATGTGACCGTACCGTCTGGTTGTACTTTGTGCAGGCCTTCGAACCGTTTAATAAGTTCTTTACCTTGGTTTGAGATTGATTGTGGGTGCATAGGTTACCTTGTTTGAGTAAACGGAGACATGAAGCCCCCTGTTGGTACAGATCCCTGAGACGCTGGGCTTAAATTACCCGTGCTTGCGTTAGCTCCTGTTTGCCGTTGTAGGCTCCCCAAATCGCTTAGAGAACGATTGATGTTGATGACTTTGTTGCCAATTTCATTTCCTGTTACATCAAAGGATTTGAGAAGTAGGTTACCGTTAGCATCTACTGCACGGCTGATAGTATTGCCCTGCTCATCAATGGAGTTACGGATAAGTTCACCGTTTTGTCCAAATGCTGTAGATAGCTGCTTGAAGTTCTGGCGCATGCCCATATCCAAGTCACCTTGAGTAGCAGCGATACCCGCTAGATCTTTTGCTTGACTGATGGAGTTTGCATCCATGTTCTGGAAGCCACCCTCAAGTTTAGTCTGTAGATTACCTAGTTGACCACTAAAGTCCGCAGACATGTTACCTTGATCAGTAGCCATGTTACCTAACTGAGTTGCAGTAGCGTCTTGATTAGCTTTCATGCTAGACATTAGGCCTTCGTTACCCGCCTGTAGCTGGCTCCCAATACTGGACATGATACCATCGGTGTTTTCTTTTAAAGTAGGAGCAATCCAATCCCTCAGCAGTTTGTTACCTGACAAACTGGTATCCGCAATATTGGCATTGGTTGCGGCTAGACGGGATACTGTATCTGCCTGATAATTCTCTGCGTCAGTAAGCATCTGGTTAACATCCGTACTAACCTGACCTACTTGCTGACCCGCCGCATCAAATTTAGTCTCTAGCATGACACCTTGGTCATCCATAGAACGAGTGATCGTATTGCCTTGCTCATCAATGGAGTTCTTAATTAGCTCTCCGTTGTCTCCGAAGGCAGACGACAGGGATTCATATTGAGCCTTAGTATTGGCATCGATATTATCGCCTGTAGTTTGTAGCAAGTTCTTAACATTGCCCAAGCGAGTAGTCATGTTCTCTGCTTGCTGGTCTGCTGCAAGCGAGTTAGCACTGAAGCCACCTTCTACCGTTGTGCCTAGGGCTGCTAGGTCATTACCTGTAGCAGTAGCCACATCACCCAACTGTCCTGATAGGTTAGCCTGACCTTCTGCAGCCGCTTGTGCAAATGTACCCAAGTCATCTCGCATAGCGTCAGAGGAGTTTGCGATCATTGTCTGCGTATCAGCACGGGTCTGGTTAGCCAAGGTAACGTCATCAGAATATCGATCTACATAGTTATCAAATGTAGTCTTGTATTCATCCATGCCCTGCTGCAAGTTTCCTTGGTTTTCTAGCTGCTCGGTAGCATACGCATCTGCAGTATCTTGCATCGTATCTAGAGTAGTACCAAGATTACCTTGACCTTCTAGGACGTTAGCTTGCGTTGAAGTTAGCTCTGAGGAAGCATTACCAAAACCTTCAGCCAAAGCATCGCCTGTCTCACTAAACCCTGTATTAAGATTGCTGTTAGCAGCCTCAAATTGTGCTGTTCTATCCGCCTGTGCGTCAGCAAACCCTTGAGCCTGGTCAGTAAAACCCTGATCTACAGCACCTTGGATATTGGCTTGTCCTGCATCGACGCTATCAAAACGCCCACCCATAGTATCAAAGCCACCAGAAACATCACTAGATAGATTGCTCAAAGCGGTAGCATTACCGCTAATGCCTGTATTGTTAGCATTAACGCCTGTATTCACAGTATCAAACTGAGCATTCATACCTTGATTGTAGGTATCCATAAGATCAGAGAGATTAGTGAAGCCTGAAGTAAGGTTGGAACCAATACCAGCAACACTGGAGTCAATACCATCAAAACGGGTATCAAACTGATCATATCGAGCCGTAGCATCTGTACGAGCCTCTCCGATTTGATCACTAATACCTACTTGGTTATCTGCCAAGTCCTGGAACTGGTCGTCAGATAGACCACCATCTACTACTGTTTCACCGCTGCCGCCGCCCATATTAGAACTCCTTAGTGTGTATTTTGTCTGGGGATTTAAACCGCCGCCAATTGGCAGGAACTCGTCGTCCTAATTCGGTTTGAGAATATTTCATCATGCCTCGCATGACTTTTGTTGTGTGACCAAACGGTGCTATGAAATCTATGCCCCAAAGCTGATATTGATCGTCTATAATGTCAGGTCGTGACCAGACCTTTTCATCTGGCATCCACCTCTCTGACAGGAAGTCTTCAGCCTCTTCCGTAGTAAACCAAGCCCAAGAAACAAACCCAATGGGTTGATCTCCGTCATAAAACAGTCGGGCTTTTTTATAGATTAAAGGGAAAAGGCAGTAGTTGTTAAACTCTACCAGAGTGTATAGCCTATGATCGTCGGATTGATTGAACAGATATAGGCAATCTAGAACAGTGTTTCTGCTCTTCATTGCTCACCTAACTAAGTCTATGGGATAGAACCAGTATAACACTTAGTTAGGGGCTTTGGCAAGTACTTTATGCTGCATCCACTACTGCTTGAGGTGTAGCATCTACGACAGCTTGTGCTTCTGCACGTTCTGCTACGTCAGTTGTAATTAGAGGGTTCTCAATGGTTTCCTCGGTAGGCTCTGCATCTGGGTCTTCAGAGTACACTGTGCGTGTGATTGTAGCCTCAACAGGATCAATGGCTGTGACTGTAATGACATCAGCCATAACGTCTACCATTTCCATTGCGTCTTCATCCCAGACTTGTTCACCTGTAGCTTGGCTTTCGACTACCTCTGCACGACCATCAGCAACGATGTATTGTGCTAGTCGGGCTGTAGCTACACGGTAGTCTGCAAGCTGTTGGTTGAACTGTTTTGTGTCTGCTGCTGTTTGTAGGTCAGCAGGGATGTCACCGTCAAAGCTATCTGCGCCGTCAGCAATAATTGCGTCTAGGCACTCTTGGTAGTGGCGGTTCGCTGGGTCTAGGGGAATAGCCAGACCATCAATAACAACGCTCTTTGCGCCAATGGGTGCTGTGTTAAAAGTATATGCCATGTTTATAGCTCCGCATCAAATGAAATACCAGAGGTAGCGCCACCATCATATAATGAACAAGCCTGGCCAACTACACCTCCGCTGAACCCAGATATATAAAGGCTTCCTTGTGTTTTACTTGAACGATTAGTGCTAATGGAAACACTATCATCCGTTGCAGTAGCAGGGCTGTAGAACTTTGTAGCATTGGTACCAAGAAGAGCAGCAGTTGGAACTGCTCTCATTGTTGTAGGGAAAACTACACCAGATAATGCTGCTATTCCTGTATTTTCCACAGTGCCTACCATGTAATTTGTCGTGTTGCCGTCGCTAGTCAGGACGAAGTAGTACCTTTGTGCAGCGGCCAGTTCTTCACCATAGGATCGGTGTTCAAAAGGCGTGGCGACTTTGCCTACTTCAAGTTGGACGCCTGTGATCTGCCAGTAGTCACCAACTGTTGTTGAGTTGCTGCAACCCACCGCACGGTTAGCTGCAACTTGAGCAGCCCACTCGCTCTGAGTTGTCCCAGAAGTGTAGTTACTACCAGCGATCATCCACCAAAACAATGTCACGTTGCCAGTAACGGCGTCTACTGTATCTGGTGGAATTACTAAGGACTTCTTTTCCCATACGTCTGCACTGTTGATGGTATAGGGCATAATAACAGTTTTGATTGGTCCGCCCTTGGTCATATCTACGGTGTAGCTGCCTGTGCGGTTTGACTTTATCCAAAAGGAAACGACCAGAGAAGTAGCTTTAGCAGTCCCAAAAGCCAAATTCCTCATGTTTGTAAACTCAATGCGCTGCTCAAACGGGATTATGTAACCAGCCGTTGAGAGTGTTGCAGTAGTTTGAACCGTCGCTTTTAGAGAGAAAGGGAAACCTTCTTCTGTGGGACCACTTGCCTGTTCAATATCAAGATCAAACGTAGCGGCGTCATGCTCTTGATTCCATCTGTCAAGACAGTATTGCTGATCTGAGACAGTGGTAAAACTCGTCCCACGCTGCGCCACCTGCATGGCACCATTGATAATAACATTCCTGCGCCCAGCACCAATCAGATTAAACTGTTCCTGTGGTGTCTCAGCACGAAGCATAGCCTCGCCAGCTAGACCCGTAGGCTTGCGGAGGTCAGCCAACTCCTCCCGTACATTAATGGCTGGTTTTTCGATACGAACTGTCATTCTATCACTCCTCGACAATCATGCCGTTAGAGGCGCTGATAGCAGCACCGACTGCGTTAGTTGTGTTG